ACAAACAAAAAGTATCAGGTTTTACTGGTAACTCTACTCGTATGGACATGGCAGAAGATAGAAGTCTAGTGGCTACTATTGATGTTTATGTTTCAGACTTCGGTGAAGTTAGAGTAGTAGCTGACAGGATCTTAAGAAGTTCAGGAAGAACTGCACTTGTAGTTGATACAGAAATGTGGTCAGTTGCATATCTAAGACCTTTCGGTGTACAAGACTTAGCGAAAACTGGTGATGCTGAGAAGAAGCAATTACTAGTTGAATACACTCTAGTTGCTAAAAATGAAGCAGCTAATGGTAAAATCGCTGATTTAACTACATCATAATAAAATTTTACTTTCCTCATAGTTAGTAAAGGGTGGGGTTTTTGCACTCCAAATGTTTTTCCCCACCCACCTAGATACATTAATAATGACCTTGAAGAACAGTATCGCTTCGGAACGAGGGTTATTAATTTGGAGAATATTTAATGAGAACATTAAACGATTATTTTTTAACAGCAGAGATAGAAGACATATCTACTGCATCAAGCACATTCGTAGCTGTACCTGATGGTGGCAGAATTATTAAAATTATTACTGCACTACAAGGAGCTATTGGTACTGCTAATGGTGGTATTAGTTTTGAAATTGGTGGTACTGCTATTACTGGTGGTGGCATTACAGTAACTCAATCAGGCTCAGCAGCAGGTAATGTTGATTCAGCAGAACCTACAGCAGCTAATAGAGTTGAAGAAGATGGAACTATCGAAATGATTACAGATGGTGCATCATCAAATGCAGTTAAACTATTAGTAACATTCGTAATTAGGAGATAAGCATGGCAAATTGGTTAGGTGGTTACAGAGTAATAGCGAATCACACAAGAACAACAAGTGGAACTTCTGCACAAACATCAGCTTTCGATGCTAGTATTGAATATGTAAGAGTAACAACTACTGGCCCTGTATTTATTGAGTTTGGAGCGAACCCTACAGCAGTGGTTGCTACTTCGATATACATGGCAGGAGATGAATCTATCATCTTCAAAATAGATGGTGGCATGAAAATGGCAACTATCCATGGTAGTGGAACACCTACTGTTTATGTTCAGGAGCTTAGTGAATAAATGAAAAGAAGGCTAGGAGATGGCGAAACCTTTCATTTTTCAGAACATTCAGGGGAATTTGCAATACAATACAAATCCCCTGACTTGTCTAAATTGATACAAAACAACAAAAGACTACAACAAGAAGATCATCACATGAGAGATGAGTTTCGTTTATGTGCAAGAATACCTGTAATGGTTGCACAAGAATGGAAGATTAAATTTGGAATTGATATAAACAAAAAAGAAGATATGAAGGCTATTAAAAAATTACTTAACAGTCCTGATTATAAATATTTAAAAACAACTAGTAGAGTAATATAATGGCAATATCAACATATGCAGAATTAAAAACAGCAATAGCTTCTTGGCTAGATAGAAGTGATCTAACAGATGTTATTCCTGATTTTATTACTTTAGCTGAAACAAGACACAAAAGAGATTTTAAGATTAGAAGAATGGAAACTAGAGTAACAGCTAATACTATAGCTGATACTGAGTATTATACTTTACCTGATAATTATATTGCTATGCGTAATATAAAACTTAATACAGATACAAAAACACCTTTAGAGTTTTTAACACCTGAAATAATGGATAGGTTACAAGCTGGTAGCAGCAAAGGTTGTCCTAAAGCATATTCAATTAAAGGTAATGATATACAATTAAGACCTATTCCTGATGGTGTCTATGAAATAGAAATAGCTTATTACAAAACATTTACAGCTTTATCAGATTCTAATACAACTAATGATATGCTTACACATCACCCTGATGTTTATTTATATGGAGCATTAGTTGAAGCAGAACCTTATTTACAAAACGACAAAAGAATACCAGTTTGGCAGTCTTATTATGATAGAGCCAAAGAAGATATTATAAAATCAAATGAAAGAGATAGACACTCAGGCACAGCACCTGTAACAAGAATTGACTATGGGTTATATTAATGACTACATGGACTATAGTTTCTACAGATTCTACATCATGGAGTGTTATACAAAATACATCTGAGGGATATTTTGAAACAGAAGACAACCTAGATTTATTAGTAACAGAAACAGGTTTATTGTTTCAACAAGAAGGGGGAGTTGTTATAGCTCCTGATGACTGGCAAGATACTCCAGCAACAGCAACTACAACATGGACTACACAATAGATGGCAACACAAAAGTTTACAGATTTAACAGCAACAACAACCCCTAATACAGAATCTGTATTTGCTATAGCTTATTCAGGATCTAATTTTAAATTAACTATTACAGATTTAGCAGCTAACTTACCAGCAGTTACGGCAACAAGTTTAACATCTTCAGGCACATTGACTACATCGAGCAATGCTACTATAGGTGGCGATTTAACTATAACAGGCGATGATCTGTTTATGGCTACTAATACAAGTGGTGCAGCTTTAATAGCCGATGGAACTAATTTTAATCCTGTAGTTATATCAGGCGATATATCTATAGGCACTACAGGTACAGCAGCGATTGGTACAGGCGTTATTGTTAATGCAGATGTCAATACCAGTGCCGCAATAGATGCAACTAAAATACACGATGGCACAATATCAAATACAGAATTTGGGTATTTGAATAATGTTTCGTCAAATATACAAACACAACTAGATGCAAAAGCATCATCTAGTTATGTACCAACTGCAATTACTGTCGCAGATGAATCCTCAGACACTACTTGTTTTCCCCTTTTTACAACAGCAGCGACTGGGGATTTAGGGCCAAAGACAGCATCAGGATTAACTTTTAATTCAAGCACTGATGTATTGTCAGGTACGTTTTCAGGAAATTTGACAGGTAATGTTACTGGTAATACTTCAGGCACATCAGGATCAACCACAGGAAATGCAGCAACTGCAACAGCTTTAGCAACTGCAAGAAATATTGGTGGCGTATCTTTTGATGGCACAGGTAATATTGATCTACCTGGCGTTAATACAGCAGGAAATCAAAATACATCAGGAACAGCAGCAGATGCTACTGTTTTAGAAACAGCAAGAAACATTGGTGGTGTTTCGTTCAATGGATCAGCAAACATAGATTTACCAGGAGTAAATACAGCAGGTACACAAAATACATCAGGACAAGCTGGTACAGTAGCAAGAACAAGAGGTAAAGATTACAAATCAGATTGGGGAAGTTCATCTTCTCCTATATCGTTTGAAGTTAAAGTAATTACTAAAACATCAGCACACCCATATACAGGAGTCGGCTCTAGTAGTGCTTATACTATTGATGGAGTTGAGGGTGCTGTATTAAACTTTGATGGTGCAGATACAGGCAAAACTTATTACTATAGATTCGATCAATCAGACTCTAGTAATAGTAGCCACCCATTAAGATTTTATTTAAACGCTGCAAAAAGCACATCTTATACAACTAATGTAACAACGAATGGTACACCTGGTAGTGCTGGTGCGTACACTGAAATACAAGTAGATGAGTACACTCCAAACCTATTGTACTATCAATGTAGCAGTCATGCTCACATGGGTAATTACATACATCATATTTCTAATATGATAAATAGTAGTGGAACTTTAATAAAATTACCTACTTCTGATGGCTCAAATGGACAGGTATTACAAACCAATGGTTCAGGAGTAACAAGTTTTGTATCAGCAGCAACAGCAACATATCCAACAGTATCTTCAATTAGCCCATCAGCTATTGGAAATACTGCAACATCAATTACTATAACAGGTACGAATTTTGTAACAGGGTGTCATGTAGAAGCTATAAATTCTACAGGTGGAATTTTTACTCCAAACTCAGTTTCATTTACTAATGCAACTACAGTTGTAGCAAACTTTACAATTGGCACAGATAGCACATATTTTATAAGAGTTGAAAACCCTGATGGTTTAGCAGCTCGTAGTTCATCAGCATTACTTACAGTATCAGATGCACCTACATGGAGTACAAGTGCTGGAAGTTTAGGCGAAGTTGCAGCAGGAGCATCAGTATCTTTAGATGTAGATGCTTCATCAGACTCGACAGTAGCGTTTAGCGAAACAACAAGTGTGCTAACCAGTAATACTGACACCCCTGCGAGTACTATGAATTTAACACTCAACTCATCGACAGGTGCAATAACAGGAACAGCTCCTAGTCCGACAAGTGATACAACTTATAATTTTACACTTAGGGCAACAGATGCAGAAGCACAAACAGCAGACAGGGCATTTAGTATAACCATTTCAGTAGGAATGAATAACTCAGGACAATTTAACTAATGGCATTACCAGATTCATATTTAACAAAAACATTATCAGCAAGTAACAGAAAAACTTGGACATATAGTACATGGATTAAGTCTACTCAGCCTAGAAGAGCAGATACCCAAACATTGTTTGGTACTGCATATACTGGTAACTCAGCAAATTTTATGTATTTACATTTAACTTCTGACCAAGAAATAGGCATAAATGGTTATACCAGCTCATCATTAACTATAAATTTAAAAACTACTAGAAAATTAGTAGAGACTACATCTTGGTATCATCTTGTCTTTAGGTGTGATACAACACAATCAACTGAGGCAGACAGATTTAGAATTTATGTAAATGGTGTGCAACAAACCGATTTGGCTACAAGCACATACCCTAGTCAAAATACAGACTTAGGAATTAGTGCAAACGTAGCACATTGTATAGGAGAGTTTACTGGATTAGCTAGAAAGTTTGGTGGTTATATGGCTCATACACATTTTGCTGATGGTCAAAGTTATGCTCCAACAGTATTTGGAGAATCAGATAGTACAACTGGAGAATGGAAACCAATCCTTAGTCCATCAGTAACTTATGGTACAAATGGTTTCTTTTTAAAGTTTGAAAACTCGGCTGCTTTAGGAACAGACTCATCAGGTCAATCTAATACATGGACAGTTAATGGAGATTTAAAACAATCTATTAGCACACCAAGTAATACTTTTGCAACACTCGATGAATGGTCTCATTATGCAAATCATAAAGTAGGATTTGGTGGCACAGGGTTATTAAGTTATGCCAATGCTACTGTAGGTATGCCAGCTTTCCCAATGGTAAGCACTGGCAAATGGTATGTAGAATTTAAGTCTGAAACTGACAACACTCTTAGTTATAGTTATATGTTAGGTATAGTTATGAATGGCAGAAATGCAACATTTTATGGACAAGTATATACTGGGGGTTCAGCTAACTGGGGTAAAGATTCTGCTGGTAATGGTACTGGTGGTATTGCTTACAAGCCTAACATAAGTACACCAGTTATTACTTCTAATAATTCAGATACAAATTATGGAACACAAGCATCAGCAAACGATATCATTATGATGGCTTTTGAGCTTAATGGAGATAGCTCAAAAATATGGTTTGGCAGAAATGGCACATGGTTTAATGCACCAGGAACATCTGATGTAGGCGACCCAGCTAATGGAAATAATCCAGGACTTACATTTAGCCAGAGAGATGAATTTTGGGGAATTATGATGTCTTCATCTGATAATGCAGCAAATAATTCTACAAAAGAAACTTATGTAAACTTTGGCGAGGGCAGATTTGGAACAACAGCAGTAGCATCAGCTAATGCAGATGGAGCTGGTCTAGGAGCATTTGAATATGCAGTACCTAGTGGGTTCTATTCAATTTGCACAAAGAATATTAAAACTTATGGATAGGAGAAAATAACATGGCATATATTTCATTTCAACCACACGATCATTTTGACTGCCCTACATGGACAGGAAGTGATAGTACCACTACAATTACAGGTATGCAGTTTAAACCTGATGCTCTTTGGATTAAAAATTATAGTGGTAGTGGACACCCAGTTTTTAACGACTCTAGTAAAGGCATAGGGTTTAATTGGATTCCTAGTGGCAACAATGCAAACGATACTACTAATTATGTAGCAAGTTATACTTCAGATGGATTTACTTTGACTGGAAATTTAGCAAACAGCAATGATGCAAGTGATAGTTATGTAGGGGCTTGTTTTAAAGCTAATGGTGGTACGACAAGTTCTAATAGTTCTGGAAGTATTACTAGCACAGTACAAGCTAATACCACAGCTGGTATATCGGTAGTAACTTATACAGGTACAGGTGCTGCTGCAACAGTAGGTCATGGATTAGGTGTTGCACCTAAAGCTATTATATTAAAAAACACAGCAATAGCTGATAGAGGAACAACATTGAACATGAGTACAATTTATGTATCAGACCCTGAAACTGACAATATGCAGTTTGCAAATGGTTCTTCAACTTTATCAGACCAAGATATTAAATGGAATGATACTGCACCAACATCAACAGTATTTAGTGTTGGTAGTAGTAACATGGTAAGTGGTAGTGGCGAGGCTCATGTTGCTTATTGTTTTGCAGAAATTAAAGGCTTTAGTAAATTTGGATATTACTCAGGTTCAGGTAACGCTAAAGGTTCTAATGTTTACTGTGGGTTTAGACCTAAATATGTATTGATTAAATCGACAGAAACAGGGGATGACTGGTGTGCAAAAATATCAGGCTTAACAGGTTATGGTGTTGGTTCAGAAAGAACAAGAAATGTAAGATATAACAGCAATACTTCTCAAACAAGTGCTACTGTAACTTTTACTTCGTGGGGTTTTCGTACATCAACAACATCTAGTTTTTGCAATACTGAAGATAAAAATTATTATTATTTAGCTTTTGCAGAAATGCCAACAGTAGGCAGTAACGGAACAATAGCACTAGCACCATAGGAGAAACAAATGGGATTAGAAACAGGAACATATATATCAGACTTAAATAGCTCAAACCCAGTAGCTGGTGATCCAGTTAATGAAGGTGATGACCATATAAGACTGGTAAAATCTACAATTAAAGCAACATTTCCTAGTATTACTGGAGCAGTATCAGCAACACACACAGAATTAAATTTACTAGATGGTGTTACAGCAAATACAACAGAATTAAATTATGTAGATATAACTACACTTGGCACAGCAGAAGCATCTAAAGCAGTAACAGTAGATGCTAGTAAAGACTCAACAGGTATTAGAAATTTAACTATATCAGGTACATTAACTATAGGATCTAACACAGCTACAACATTACAAGCTGTATATCCAGTAGGTTCTATTTATATAAATGCAGCTGTAGCTACTAATCCTGGAACATTATTAGGTTTCGGTACTTGGGCAGCTTTTGGAGAAGGTAGAGTTATAGTAGGTTTGAACTCATCAGACAGTGATTTTGATACAGCACAGGAAACTGGTGGTGCTAAAACGCATACATTATCTATTGCTGAAATGCCAGCTCATACTCATAATGTAACAATGAGTACAAGTGATACTGATAATAATAATTTATCAGAAGGTAATACATCAGGAACTTCTAGTTTTACTACAACCTCAACAGGAGGTGGTGGTGCACACAATAACTTGCAACCATACATCGTTGCATATATGTGGAGAAGAACTGCATAATGGCAACCCTTCAAGTATTAAATCCGAAAGGAATGATAAAAGATACAAATAACACAGCATTACCTAATGAGTTTTTTTCACATACACAAAATGCTAGGTTTGAAGATAACGCAGCTAAAAAAGTATTAGGACAAGATCAAGTATTTGGAACACCTACAGTAGCTCCTTATTTTGCTTTAAATTGGACTACAGGAGCTAATAGCTATTGGTTTTATGCTGGTTCGGCTAAAATATATAGATACGATGGGTCTAGCCATAGTGATTTTACAAGAGCATCAGGTGGAGATTACTCTACTAACTTAACAGCTTCAGGCAACTGGACTGGTTCTATTTTTAATGGATTAGCTATTTTAAACAACGGAGTAGATGATCCACAATGTTTAGCTACAACAGGTGCTGGTGCATTTACAGATTTAACCAACTGGCCAGCAAGTACAACTTGCAAAGTAATAAGACCTTTTGGTAATTATTTAATAGCTTTAAATATGACTGAATCTTCTGTTAATTTACCTAACAAAGTTAGATGGGGAGATGCAGCAGAAAACCTTACACTACCTAGTTCTTGGACAGCATCTAGTACAAACGATGCAGGTTCAGCAACAGTAGGCGATGCAGGTGAATTTATTGTAGATGGGTTTCCACTTAAACAATCTTTTATAATATATAAGGAAAACACTACATACATTATGACCTTTACTGGTGGTAATCTAGTATTTGACATTAAAAAACTATTTGATGATTCAGGAGTTTTATCAAGAAACTGTGTAGCAGAATTTAATGGTAAACACTTTGTAGTAACCAATGGCGATCTTATTGTTCATAACGGAGTATCTAAACAATCAGTAGCTTCTAATGTAATTAAAAGAACATTGTTTGAAGAAATAGACAGCACTAATTATGCAAACATATTTGTAACACATAATAAACAAAAAAATGAAATATGGGTATCTTATCCAACAGTAGGCTCTACTTATTGCAATAAAGCATTAATATGGAATTACGGGTCAAATGCTTTTAGTTTTAGAGATTTACCTGATATTTTACACATAGCAACAGGAATAGTAAATCCAGGTGCATCAGCAGTTGTATGGTCAGGTCAATCACAAAGTTGGGAAGCCTACAGTACAACAGAAAACTGGGGGCAAAGAAACTATAATCCTACAGAAACTAGCATATTAATGTCTAGCACAGGAGATACTAAACTCTATAGGGGAGATAATGGATTTGATTTTGCAGGAGCTGATTTTACTATGATCTTGGAGAGAAAAGGATTAACCCTTGATGGCAATACTAACACTGTAAAACAAGTAAGAAAGATTACCCCAAGGTTTTCTAGCACAGGTTCTGCTGAAGTATTTGTAGGAAGTTCTATGACCCCTGATGGCACATATACTTACAAAACACAACAAAGCATAAACCCTGATACACAGAATAAGGTA